GAGCCGGACCCAGTCAGGTAATCGGCAAGGGCAATCCACCTTTTTAAATAAGACGGAGAGAGCACTCACACGCTAGTGGACGGCTTGGGTCTAGCGTGCTGGCGTTGAGGAAGTTCCGAAAGCGAAGTTCCTCTCCGAATGAGCGAACAACTGGTAACCCAGTTAGGGGGCGAGTGTCGCAGCCACGCGAAGCCGTTTACCCTCATGCTCAGGAGCGTATTTGGTGGAGCAGACAAGTACGGGACACTTATATACCGCTACCGCACCCTAGCGGTGGGCGAGCGATCAGGCAATATAGGGAGACCCTTCACAAGAAAAATCCTCCTTCCGCCTGTTGGCTCGAGCCCAAGTGGGCAAATTGATCTGGGAGTAGCACGGGTGCGACGTCGCAGCGCTTCTCGTCAACTCGACAAACACGTCCTTAATAGTTCGCATCGTCGAGTCGAAGACGTTCTTCCCATGCATGGCCAACTCAACACCGGCTGTGTCAAAGATCTGATTATACACGACAGGATTTTTCAAGTGTTTCTTGTCGATCCACCTCATCATGTTGTGTATGGACTCAATATCTAAAGGTCCTGTAAAGAATCCGTGTTTGAAGCGGAACGTTCGCTTGAGGAAACTGACATCCTTGCCAGTTATGGCGTCCTGATCTTCACCACTCTTCCTGGCATCTGTAAAAGTGATATCGTGTTCATACATCCACGTCGCCATGTCAGCTTGTGACACACCGACAGACGTGTGGATCACGACGTCATCGCCAAAGATGGCTGCCCTATAATCGGGGACTCCGAGGTGGGACAAACACATATCGACGAGCAACCAGTTACAAATACTATTCAGAATAGTGGTCAGGACGTTTCCGGAAGGGTTTCCGTGGTCGGTCTTGTAGATAAATCCTTGATTTAGGTGGCAACTGTTAATCACCCAATCTCGGACGCAGGCGCGGGCATACTCCTCGTTCTGCTCAACGATATGGTCCTCGATGCGGACATCGATGTGCCCGCCGCTTCGAGGCCTCTTCTTCTCGCAAAGCCGGTCGAGAACATCAAACGCTGCGTTCAACAACTGGGCAGACAGCATTTTGTCAAACCCAGAATAGTCGCCGGCAACGTATTTGGCCTGGTTGTAATCCTTGTCCATGTGCAAATAAACGGCAAGGCGGTTCCACGCCTCATCGTCATAGGGATTAATCCCAACCTTAATCGGCAAGAACCGGTGGTTGTTGATGACATCCGAGATAACGTCGGCATACAACATCCGAGTGAGCAAATTCATCTCGAAGTTGCCGATTTGGAAGACTCTCGGCGCCTTCCCGGGGGGTCTAATTTCGTCTTTAAGGGTGTCGACAAAAGGGTACTGCTCCGGTTTAAACGTCTTCGTCTGAATACGTTCCGTTAGCAGTGCAATGCGTGTGAGAAGCTCTTCGTTGGGCTCGGGTCCCCAAGGCATCTCAGTGACGAGCTCAGCCTTGGTCTTGGCTCCCAGCCAACCGGAAGCCTTATACGGCCATCCAGGAGACGTAGAAAGAATGGCTGGCTCCACACGCGCGGCCTTATTTCCTTGTAGGGCAAACCGCCAAGTGCGCGGGGGATAAGCGCCAATCAAGAACTCAGCCATTTCGGCATGAACTCTCTCGGTGGCCTCATGTAACGCCTGTCCACAAAACTGCTCACAGACGGCTCGCAATTTCACGACGTTATCGAGGAAAGGGGCGTCGCGCCGCCCGGGAGGACCACTCAACTCTGGTGGTCGCTGTCGGACTAATCCGAAAGCTCCAACAAATGGAGTTGCAACAATCGCC